ATCCGTTGTTGAGGAAAGGTCAAGCCCGCCATAACAAACGCGTCCCTCAAGGCTCTCTTCATCCACAGGAAAAGCACAGGCGTCCCACTTCGCCATCGGCATCCAGCGGATGGCCTGTTTGACCCACTGGTTCAGGCGAAGCTGCCGGAAGCTGTTCTCCTCGGCGGGATTTTGCTTCGCACTCTCACAGGCGGTTCGTACCTTGTCGATACCGACCGTAATCCCGAGAGAGGGGTTTGCTTTCTTCCATACCTTGGGATCAGTCCAGTCGTCGTTTTCCTTGGCGCCGTAAATCACCGGATAAAAGGTAGAATCGTGTTTCCGGCCCTCGATAATATCTAGCGCTTTTTGGTGTGTCTCATAACAGATACTCTGGGTATCCGAACCTGCCGTGGTGATGAGAAAATACAGCGGCTGCATCCGCGCGTCACCGGAGCCCTTCGTCATGACGTCAAACAGCTTCCGGTTCGGCTGGGTATGGAGCTCGTCGAACACCACACCATGGATGTTGAAGCCATGCTTGGAGTACGCCTCGGCTGACAGTACCTGATAAAAGCTGTTCGTTGGCAGGTATATGAGCCGCTTGGTGGAGGCCAGCAGCTTGACGCGTCGGGAAAGCGCCGGGCACATCCGCACCATATCGGCCGCCACTTCGAACACGATGGAAGCCTGCTGCCGGTCGGCCGCGCAGCCGTACACCTCGGCCCGCTCCTCGCCATCGCCGCAAGTGAGCAGCAGGGCAATGGCGGCAGCCAGTTCGGATTTGCCCATCTTCTTTGGAATCTCCACATACGCCGTGTTAAACTGACGGTAGCCGTTAGGCTTAATGACGCCGAATACATCTCGGACAATCTGTTCCTGCCAATCGATAAGCTCGAAGGGCTTACCTGCCCAGGAGCCTTTGGTATGGGAGAGTGCTTCAATAAAAGACACCGCGTAGTCGGCGGTATCCTTTTCATAATGCGAACCATTGGTCATGAAGGCGGTTGGTATATATTTCTTTAGTTTTCGCATAGGCGCCGCCTCCTTTAATGAAAATGGGCAAAAGAAAAGAGCCTCCGAAATGAAGCTCCTTGCTTTTGCCCTTTTGCCTTTATGGTATTAAAAAGTAAAGAACAAATGTAATCACGGCTGTTATAAAGAATAAAACACCACGTTTTTTCTGTCCATGTATGCACATATCAATGCCATTTAGTATTTGAGCAAGTGCAAGGCAAACGTAAAGATAAGGTAATGATTCATTTTTATTAAGGACTCCCGCATAAATCAATATCGCTAACGTTGATGGAATTGCCCATAACAAAAAACCTGCTATTGTAAAATATTTGCTTATAGTAAATTTATCTTTCATGCTATTCCTTTTCTTTTTAGGCGGATCATTTAACTCCTCTACATTGTCAGACAATACCCAAGGGAGTAGCAGATTGAATATCTGAAAAACAAAATATGGTTCCGGCATTTCTGTGTTCGGTGAGTTTTTCGAAGGTTGGACAACAACATTTATCGTACCGAAGTCGATTTCATAGCTTCCTTTTGCAGCTGAGCCGTAAACGGCGTAATATGCCGTGTAGTCGATGGTTTTGCTCTGTTTATCAATTACAAACCATTCAGTTTCGATTGGCTTTTCGATATCAACACCGAATTGCGCAAGAAAATTGATCAATTCAGCAGAATATTCGACGGAATAGCTCCGGATAACTTGATAGAAATTCTTACAGGCATCGCAATCACACAGGTCGGAATATGTCCGATAATATTCTTTTGTTTTTTCAATATCAACGCTGAATTCCCAGCTGTCTTTTGTTATCAGCTCATACACGGGTATTACTCCCATCAATAATTAAATTAGTCCCATCAAGCCAGTCAGACAAACGAGTAACTTATCAATTTCTCTCTTTCCACTTTAGTTCAGTATAGGTAGCAGCTTTCTTTTGCTCCATGTAACTATAGATAGAAGAATAATCGTTTTTGATGATCGCCGTATACAACTGTTTATATTTCGGCCCTGTTTCCTGCCACCAGCTCTTACTGTACTTATTGTTGTTTTGTATATAATAATTCAGTATTTCGGCAACGGCTTCATATTTGCCCATGTCCAAAAGAAAGCCTATCTCGTGATCTGTTCCCGGCTCATCATGCATTTTGTCAAAACCGGTGAGTTCGGATGACAGGGCCGCTCGTAAGGCGTCCTCAGAGGTGGTTACTTTAGAAAACCATGGTAGAAGGTACGTTTCCAATGCATTCGCACAGACATCCGCTGCCTTTTGTAAAGTTTCCGGCTTCAAATCGGCATATGGATTTTCATAGACATCCAAACCGAACATTTTGCCAACAACTCGGGTTCCGAACCAGTCGTTCGTTCCGTCGATCAAACGGTGGACTTCGTCGCCTTCCATCGTCCGGTAGTTATCGTCGTAAATGCTGGAGATACTAAAGCGGATCGTAAAATCCCGTTCAAGATGCAAAAGACAAAATTGCTGAACTACGTTGTTGATGATTCGATGATAGAAGCGGCCCCGTATACGAAAGCCAAATGGCTTCACAATCGGGTTTATTTTTTGTTTTACAATTTGGTAAAATGGATTTGCCATATAAAATACTCCCTTACATCTCCAAACACTTGATTTCCTGTGTGAAGTTAGCCTCGTACTGGACACTGTTTAAGTCAAACATATTCGTAACGCCAGTCCCGTATGGCAAGGTCTCCAGCATAAACTCGATAATCAAGTCAAACATATAGTTCTCTCCACCCGCGAATGTCCTTTGCTTCGGCATCATTGAGGTGCTGCGAACTAAAACTTACTCATCTTCACTACCAATAGGCCAAGTGTTGAAAATTGCACTTATGCCACAATCAACCGCTTGGTCAAAGCATTCAAGAGAATCAGGAAAGTCAATATATCTATCTCGGGTTGCAATAAATGTCTCTTCAATAGTAGTGACATCCCAACCTTGACTTTTTACGTAATTAATTGCTTGATTTTTTGCATTAATTTCATCTTTTGATTTTACCCAACAATTAATATATGCTCCGGCATATTCATCCTTTTCTCTATTTCCTATGGAAGGGTTACCTTCCAATAATAGATAGAATATTTTCATAAGTCCTCCCATTTGTCATTACAGCTACTTATTATTTTTTCACACAAATACAAACTCATTCGTCACGAATGTAATATCGATGAGCCGGAAAGAGGTGAAGCCCTCCGTCACTCCTCCGCCTCACCGGTCAGGATGAAGCGGCTGTACTCGTCGCGGTGGTCTATGAGGAACACCACCAGTTCATAGAAGCCGTGCTCGTTGGCCTCGTACTGGACGCGGCTCACGTCAAACATGTTCGTGACGCCGCTGTCCCGTATGGCGAGGATTTGTTCCTTTATCTTCTCAGTCATTGGTGGTTTCCTCCGGTTCCACCGAGTCGGTCGTAGCCCAGCGCAGGATATCCAAATCGAAGCCTGCGTCCCTGTAGCCATCCAGTATGGTGGAGTAATAATAGCAGCTTGGCTGTCCGAGTGGTTTGCCTTCGTTCATCACGTAGACCATCGCCTTGACGGTCTTGCCGTCCAGCTTTATCCGCACGGTTTCCTTGCGGTAGAGGAAAGGCCAGCCCTCGTAGCGGTCGAGCGCGGCTTCGTCCGCCGGGGTAAGCTCCCATACCAATACGGGAACGCTGCCGCCCTTGAAAGGCTCCACGGTGGCCACGGCGCCCGCGTGTGCGCCTCGGAACAGGAGCCGCCAGTCCTTCATCGCGCTGGCACCCACCACCTTGGCGGTGGGGCACCGGTTTGCCATCTGCGCTATGTTGAGGTTCGAGCCGTAAGCGATGTACAGTTTCTTATTCACTATCTGTGTCCTCCTTCTTGGGTACTGGCTTTTCGGGCAGTTCAGGCCGCCCGAAATCGCCATGCTGCCGAGCCGTCCAGGTGGGCTGTCAGGTGTTCACGGCAGTTTGCGAATTCCTCGCCGATGAAGCCGATGCGGTTCAGGTACGTCCGCATAGCGAACTTCTCATTCTCCGTCTGCGGCTTTTTAGCTGATGCGCATTTCTGCGTCAGGGCTTGGTGGTTGAGGGCTAGGGCCAGGACAATATAGCTTCTGACCTTCCCGGCGTGAAGCTCGCTGTTGAAGCCTCTGAGCTCGACCGTGTGGTTGCCCGTAAAAAAGCTGTGCAGGTTCAGGAAGTGATACCGGCTGTTATGGTAATGCCTGTCGCGGCTTTCGCTATAGCCAGCGTACCAAATCTCCTCGATGGCTCTCATGGTCTTGGGCTTTCTGCGGTTCATCTTGTCGACCAGAAGGGCGTCCATCTTCTTGCAGTAGTTCATCCTGTCCGGTGCAATTTGAAGAGCCTTATAAAAAAGGTCGTTCTTGCTGGCGATGATATTCACGAAGTTCCGTATGCTCTTAGGCGTATGGTTCGAACCGTCGAGGTGAATGTGAATCCCGCAGCTGCTATTGGTGAAAGCTCCCGCTTTGCGTAGCCTGCGCACTAGTTCCTGCAGGCGTTCGATGTCCTCGTGGTAGGTGAGGATGGGGCTGACCAGTTCGACGCTGTAATCGCGGGTGGCGGCTACCTTGCGCTTGCCTTTCTTGCGTTCGCAGTTGATGCTGCCATCGCTCATTATCTTCCAAACCCGTCCGTCGGGGGTCGTAACCTTCTTAGTATCGTAATAGTCGCCGGTACCGGTGAGCATTCCGTCAAGGTATTCGGCCACAACCTTGGCGGCCTCGCCGCGCGTAATGCCCGTAAATTCAATCTCAATCCCGAATCTGCTTGTAAACACTGTGTTTTCCTCCTGAGTGTGTATGTTTTGTGCCCTTCGGCATGTACATATATCACTCTAAAAGGCTTATATATCAAGCAATATCCGAGATATAAACATCCTCAATATATGGGTGTATGTCTGGCGGCCTCAGAGCTTCCGAACCGCGTCCTCTCCGTATATGACGCCGAGGGTGGAGCCGCTGTCCCAGAAGCAGAATATCGTACCAGTGTCGTCCACGAAGTGCACGGTTCCTTTGTCACCGGGCTTCAGCTTGGAGTAGGGGTCGTTCATCTGCACCAGTTCCACGCGGGTGCCCGAAGGGAATTGTGTACGGAGTCGCACCACGGTCTCCTTTGAGGGAAACTTATTCATCAGTCCCTACCTCCGTTGTTTTTGGCGGGGCGCCGTTTTTAAAGGCGCTGTTGCCCGACAGGTTCCTGAGCAGGATTTTCCGCACGGTCTTATAATCGTCACCCACAAAACCCAGCCGGATGAGGAACACGCGGAAGGCGAACTTCTCATTTTCGACCGGCTTCTCCTTGGCGGTCACGCGGTGCTGTTCCTTGGCGGCGGCGCAGAGGGCGCCGATGAAGCGGGAGTAGGCGTTGACCTCCTCCGGCTCGATGCCGAAGCGGAACCACGGGAACCTGAGCGTCGTTTCCGTCCGCTCGACGGGCAGGGCATCGGCACCGATGGCCTTTTTGATGAGCGCCGCTTTGCTGGCGATGAGCCTGTAGAGGTTTTCCAGCGCCAGTTCGGTGAAACCCTCCAGCGGAAACTCAATCGTCAGGCTGTCGGGAACGTCTCTTTCCGATGGCCCTTCCGCGTAGTAGTCGTGGTCGGGGTTCCTGCGAGGCGCCAGTTCGGGAATGTACATTTCAGCCAGGCCTCTGCGGAAGTCCGCCATGACCTCATCGATGTCGTATGGCATTCCGGTCTCCGGGTCATCAGAAACAAAGCCCGCCGCGTGCAATCCCTCCAGAAGTCTCCGTGCAGTTTCCACATCGGTGCGCTCGTCAAAGGAGAGGGCGCCATCCTTGCTGATGGTGACGTTCGCCACCACGTAGGCGAAGCTCGGCGCTCCTTTATATACCGGCGCCCATCCGAGCAATCCGCCTGCCGTTTCGACCAGTTCCTTACGTCTGGCTCCCGTTACGTTGAATTTGATTTCCATGTTTAAAGCCTCCTTAGCTTCTTGGTGACTACATATATCACTCTGAAGCTGTGGAATAGCAAGTTATATCGAGCGGGAATTAATGCACATCGGCAAACGCTGTCTTCGCGCCGTCCCGGATGAGAAACACATTATCCGCGCTACCGACCTGTTCTATATACCGATTCACGATGACGTCGCAGAACTTCTCATCCAGTTCCACGGTATAACAGGTGCGCTCAGTCTGCTCACTGGCGATCAGCGTGGAGCCGCTCCCGCCGAAGGGGTCAAGGACGACGCACCCAGTCAGGCTGGAGTTGAGGATCGGGTAAGCTATCAGCGGCACCGGCTTCATGGTGGGATGTTCGGTATTCTTCTTGGGCTTATCGAACTCCCAGATGGTGGACTGCTTGCGGTCGGAGTACCAGGCGTGCTTGCCGGACTTCTTCCAGCCGAACAGGATCGGCTCATGCTGCCATTGATACGGGGATCGGCCGAGCACCAGCGACTGTTTCTTCCAGATGCATGTGCCGGAGAGGTAGAAACCAGCGGCGGCAAAGGCCCGGCGGAAGTTCAGCCCCTCGGTATCCGCGTGGAACACATAAATGGACGCGTCCTTCGCCATCGCCTTTTCGGTGAGGGTGAACGCGTCCAGCAGGAACTGAGAGAACTTCTCGTCGGCCATATTGTCGTTTCGTATTTTCCCGGCCGCGCCTTCGTAGTTGACGTTGTACGGCGGGTCGGTCACCGTGAGGTTGGCGGCCTTGCCGTCCATGAGCAGGTCGAAGGTCTGGGCCTGGGTGCTGTCGCCGCACACGAGCCGGTGTCTCCCGAGCAGCCACAGGTCTCCCGGCTTGGTGATGGCAGGCTTAGCAAGCTCGGCGTCCACGTCGAAGTCGTCGTCTTTAACATTCTCGGCGCCGCCCATCAGCTTGTTCAGTTCCGCATCGTCAAAGCCCAGGAGGGACACGTCGAAGTCGGCGCCTTGCAGTTCAGCCAGTTCCACCGATAGCATTTCGGCGTCCCAACGCGCGTTCATGGCGAGCCGGTTGTCGGCGATGATGTATGCCCGCTTCTGCGCTTCCGTCAGATGCTCGGCAAACACGCAGGGCACCTCCGTGATTCCTTCCTCCTTAGCAGCGAGGACGCGACCATGCCCGGCGATGATGTTCAGGTCTTTATCCACGATGACCGGATTGACGAATCCGAATTCCCGAAGGCTCGCCCGAAGCTGGAGTATCTGCTCCTTGCTGTGGGTGCGGGCATTCCGGGCATAGGGCACCAGGCGGTCTATATTCACTTTTTCCAAACGCTCGGTTGTGTTCATCTTTATCTACCCCTCCTGCCTGAGAGCAGGGCTTCCATAATGTCGTCCTGCGGATTGCCGACGAAAGCCGTGGTGCAATTCTGCTTCACGATATCGAATATCTCATACCAGATGAGATTGGCCTGCTTCTGGAACGACTGGCTCATCTGCACGAACGGGGAGGCTATCGCGCCGCCGGTAGTGGGGTGCTTACCCAGCAGACCGTACAGGCTAATGGCTTCCTCGCATTGGATAAAGCGGGTAAACGCCTGTGCGTAGGCTTCGATGAGCCTGGGGTTTACGAACTTCTCGCAGCCGCGCTCCTTGAGCCATTTCCACGTTTCTATGAACAGCGCATCGGCGCCCAACGGCTTTCCATCTTTCTGCCGTGCCCGGAGGTATTCGCTCGGCTCCGGCATATCCTCTCCGTACAAATCCGCAGCGTCATCGAGGTCAGCCACTTCGATTAGCGCGTCGGGGTGCAGCTCCGGCGGCTCTAAAATCTTCGCGGCCTTACCAGCAGCAATTTTATCCGCAAGTGGCTGCGGCTTATCTCCAGCACGCACACGGCGACCGCCTCTATTTGTTCCGTCTTTTGCCACGTGCCTTCACCTCCTTGCAGTGACTGGGTTTAATCCCCCGTTTGAACCGATATTTATTCGCGCGTGACCCCACGCCCGTTGCACGCGAGAGAAGTCACAGAGATTTCGACCGCCCCTCGGGTGGATGGTTCTACATATTGGAACCATCCACTTTTACTAAACAAAGTGGTTAGGATGACAATTTAGCCCGAACCTCTTTTCCATCTTCCACCCTCGCGGGCAGTAATTTCAGAGTGGCAGGAAGTACACAAGGCCATGAGGTTACTCGGATCGTTCGTCCCGCCACGGGAAAGAGGTTTGATGTGGTGTACTTCCTCTGCAGTAGTAATCCGGCCTTCCTTCTCACACCGCTCGCAGAGTGGATGGGAAGAGATGTAGCGGTCGCGGATACGCTTCCACGTCCTGTTGTAACGTTTCTTCACAGCGGGGTCACGGTCGTACCGTTCATAGCGCTGGGCTTCCTGCTTGGCGTGTTCCTCACAGAACCTGCCGTCCGTCAGCTTGGGACAGCCAGGGTGGGAGCACGGACGTTTGGGTTTATAGGGCATGGGATTCACCTCGTATCAGGGAAAAGGAAAAGCCCTCACGGATTACTCCCGCGAAGGCTTCTGGCATGGTTTTCATACTGCCATTCTATCACTTCAAAACTGACATTTTCGGCAGGTTTCCGTTCTCGCTGTCCCGCAGAAATTTATTATGCTTGCGCCGGACATAGCTTTCATCATACTCACCAATAGAAAAGGCGATCTGCTGCCAGGTAAGTCCGTTGATATACCGCAGCGACAATATCTGCCGCATCTGGCTGTCGGGCACGGTACTGATGTAACGGTTGAGTCGGTTGAGCTCGTAAAAACACTTCTTAATGTTTAGGTCGATAAGCCCGCGCAAATCAGCAATCTCCGCAGCGTATTTTGACAGCTTATCCGTAATATTCGGTGATTTAGGCATCCCGGTAATACGGCTGGTACAGGAGGTGGCAAGGCTTTCAAGCTCCTCCAGCCTGCGCTGCTGTTCTTCGATTTCACGGTTTAAGTAGTAAAGCTGAGATAACTCTCTCTTCGTCATGCCACACCTCCTTCCAGATTCGCCTTAACTGCATTGATCAGGGCTGTCTGGATTTTGTCCTTATCTTTCAGGGCTTTCATAACCTGTTCATCAATCGTGCCTTTTGCAATGATGTGGTGGATTACCACTGTATCCTTCTGGCCCTGCCTCCAGAGCCGGGCATTCGTCTGTTGGTATAACTCCAATGACCAAGTCAGGCCAAACCACACGAGACAGGAGCCTCCTGCCTGCAGGTTCAGCCCGTGCCCGGCAGATGCGGGATGGATTACGGCAACTGGGATGTCGCCGTTGTTCCATCGAATTATGGAGTCTGTGCTGTCTAACCGCTCGGCAGGAAAGTGCTCCAATATCCGTTCCAGGTCATGCTTAAACCAATAGGCTATAAGTACCGGTTTCCCGTTGGCCGCTTCAATCACATCCTCCAAAGCGTCCAGTTTTCGGTCGTGGAGACGAGCGAATCCGCCAATGCCGTCATATACCGCTCCGTTGGCCATCTGAAGCAGCTTGCCGGATAAGGCGGCGGCGTTGACGGCGTCGATTTCCTTGCCCTTGAGGGACAGCACCATTTCTGCCTTCATGGTTTCATAATGACGCTGCTCATCGGCTTCCAGCAGGACAGGAATCTCGTTGATCACCAGATCGGGCAGCTTTAGGTAGTCGGTGTTTTTCATGCTGATGGTAATGTCTGAGATCAGGCGGTAGATGGTTTCCTCAGCGCCGGGCTTCGGCTTGTAGCTGAAGATGACCTGCTGGTTCCGCTTATCCGGTGTGAAATAGGCGTCGCGGAAATGGGATATATACCGCCCGAGCCGCTGGCCCATATCGAGGATGCCGATTTCTGCCCACAAGTCCATAAGGCCGTTGCTGGAGGGTGTACCCGTAAGGCCCACCATGCGCTTTACTCCGGGGCGCACTTTCCGAAGCGCCCGGAACCGCTTTGCAGAATGGGACTTGAAGGACGACAGCTCATCGATGACCACCATATCGTAGTCAAAGGGTATGCCGCTCTCGTTTATGAGCCAGTCGACGTTCTCCCGGTTTATTAGGTAGACCTGCGCCCGTTGCAGGAGGGCAGCTTTCCTCTGTGCTTCGTTCCCGATGGCGACGGTGTACGTGAGGCCAGTCAGGTGATCCCACTTGGTGATCTCAGCAGGCCATGTATCTCTGGCCACTCGCAGCGGGGCGATCACCAGCACTTTACGGATCAGGAAGCTGTCCAGTGTCAGGTCGAAGATGGAGGTCAGTGTGATGACGCTCTTTCCAAGTCCCATTTCCAGTAACACGGCAGCTATCGGGTGGGAGAGTATGAAATCGGTGGCGTACACCTGATATTCATGCGGCTCATATTTCATCCAGCATCCCTCCGATCTGCTCCTCATCGTCAATGACATACACCTTGAATCCCAGGCGCCGGAGCATTCCATGCCTTCGTATTTGTAAAGGCCGGGGTTTCACTCCATGCGCCTTGACTTCCGCAAAGGCAATGCGTCCACCGGGCAGCAGGAGCAGTCTGTCCGGTACGCCGTCATAGCCGGGTGATATAAACTTAAGAGCGAGGCCACCTGCGGCCTTGACCGCCTTGACCAGTTTTCGCTCAGTATCCTTTTCTCTCATGAAGACCTCCATAGTTCCCAAGTTCCATCGCGCGCGCGTATGAGCGCGAATTGTATGTCTGCGTGCTCCATATGTCTCTTTTTCTTATCTATTATTTTTAATAGGAATTCTTGGAACAATGGAACACCGGTCGTTATGCAGCCTGTAAACAAAGGGGCTGGCGCCTGTTCCAATGGGTTGTTCCGAGAGGCCATTTTCGGAACGTGGGAACAGGAATTTTTGTTCCAAACTTCACGCATGTTCCAAAGAACGCTCCTTTGGAACAGACTTGGGAACAGCCGAGCGGACGTATACCCATTGCGGGCCATAGAGCGGGATGCGCTCCTTTTTCTCCGCGATAGACCAGCCGCCAATCCCTGACATGATCGTGGAGATCTCGCTGCCATCCATCCGGCGGAGGTTGGCCCGGTCTTTCCCGAAACACTCGCACCATATCTCCATATTTGAGACGGACTCGCGTCTGTGTACACCGATGCGGTGGCTCTCGCCAAACTCGGTGCCGTTCACATATGCTCGACGCTCGTATAAATCCATAGTCGCCCAGTCATCCGGGAGGGGCATGTCGAGGAAGTCCCGCACCAGCCCTTCGCGTTCATCGGACTCCATCGCCTCGCGCTGCTCATCTTTAGCCAGCCGCTCAAGGCCAACGTCGAGGTAGAGCTTTTCGCCAGCCTTGGCGTAGGTAAGCGCCTCCGCCCATATCTGCAGGACTTCATCGTTTGTGATCTGCCATGACTGCCGTTTTACGCTGCCGGGCGTCTTCACCGGCCAGAATCGGCGGTTGCCGGTGGTGTCCCGAAGGTATCCTTTCTCGGCGTTGGTGGTTCCGAAAAATACGCATTGCCGCAGGTGCGGTGTTGCCCGGCGCCCGAAGCTGGCACGGTAGATATCGTTCTGCCGAGAAAGAAAGCTGCGCAGCGTCTCCAGTTCAGCTTTCTTAAGACCGGCCAGCTCACCGATCTCTAATATCCAATAACCCTGCAGCTTTTCGGCGGCCGTCTTGTCTTTTGTGTCTGAGAGGCTCAAACTATCGGAGAACCACTCTCCGCCCAGCTTGGCGATGAGGGTACTTTTGCCCGCTCCCTGCGGGCCGTTGAGCACCAGCATGGAGTCGAACTTGATGCCGGGCGTCAATACGCGGGCGATTGCCGCACATAGCGTTTTCCTCGTGACAGACCGGACATAGGCGTTGTCGGTGGCGCCGAGATAATCGACCAGCAGTGTATCCACGCGCGGTATTTCGTCCCATTCGGGTAGTGCCTCTATAAACTCCCGGATCGGGTGGTAAGAGCGGTCATCGGCTACCTTCGTCACTGCGATCTCATAATTGCGGGCGGAGAAGGTACCGTGGTGGCCGTCGATGTAGCTGATCAGTTGAGCGTCGTCTGCGTCCCGCCAGAACCTTGAGGGGTGGAGCCACGGCACATCACCTTTGATCTCCATACCGTCGGAGAGCTGGTTAAACACAATACCCTCGAGCGCGGGATCGTTCTCAAGGATTAAAGTGAGGTTGCGCAAGGTGTTTTTTACTGCGCCGTTTTTCTCCAAGTCAAGCCTCTTCTGCCAGTCCTCGTTGCTGAACTCAGATTCAGCCTGGGCCTTACGCTCCTCGGCAAACCGCTCCTTCACGCGCTCGTCCTTGACCGCCAGTTCGGTCATCGCCCGGAAGGATGGCAGCTTGCCGGGTGGGGTATCTTCAGCACTCTTCTCGTCCAGATCACGGAAGCGGTGTATGCGCACGAGATCAAAGGAGTTGAGCAGCCTGCCGCAGGCGGGGTCGGTGGCATGGTGGCTATAGGCGAACTTGCCATCGTATATGACCAGCCCTGCCGAGGAGTCAGCAGGGATATAGTCATACCGGCCGTTCATGGCGCTCGGCTCATATACATCGGAGAGAAAATGTTCGATTGCTTCCTCAACGGAGTAAGCCCGACAGAAGGCGCCCACGGTTCCTTCCTTGGTGAGCGGGTCAGCCTGTCGGGTGATCTGCCGCCGCACGACCTCTGACTGCCGGGAAGATACCGGCCACATGGAGGTGTCGCGCCAATCGGCGTATTTGGAGAGATGCACGTCCGGGTCGAGCAGAGCGCCATCCTTCTCCTTGAAAACGAACTCGCCGTCGGACGGTGTGGACGGCCAATACATCAGCCGTGATGCCTCATAGGTGGTATCGTCGAACAGGTCGACGCCAATTTCCTTGGCTACCATACGGCCAAGAGCGGGATATTCGTCCTCGCTGACCTCGCGGGAGAGCGGGATGATGAGCCGGAGCCTTGGCGCTTCCGGTGTATGTTTGTGGGTGGAGTATGCGCAGCACCGCCAGTCATGGAGCGACTCGATCTGCTCCCATGTCTCAGGCTTGGCGTAATCCATATCGAGGGTAAGCAGCGAACGGCATAAAACGGAGCCGTTCCTGCGCTTGCCTTCCCGAAGGGCGCCACCTACGAAGCCGCCCACATCCTTAATGGAGTCTTGCCGGGCGCGGGTCATCTTGCGGAACTCCGACACCGTCTCGGTGGTGCGCTTCGTCGTGCGGACGGTATTTTTGAAGTCCTCCCAGGCGATATCCCGGTTCTTCCACTTCTTATCCATGCGGCTGTTTCCGACCGCTATTTTCATATCCGCTACACCTCCTTGCAGTTTTCCGTAAAGTATTTAATGGGGACGAGGCGGCGCTTGGCCTTGTCGATCTCCGCGATCATCCCCGGTGAGATGTGGCTGCCGAATACCCAGAGTTCGTCACATTTGCCAAGCCAGACCATGCCGAAGAACATGCCAAGCTCCCGGTGTACCGGATCGTTCTCGTCCAGCACCAGCGGGTAAAGCAGATGGGGCGCAATGGGTATCGCGCCCTTTTCCACTGCAAACTTCAGGTATCTCTTGGCTTTTTCGGTATTGCGCGTGGTGTTGCCCGCGAAGGGCGAGCAGATGAAAACACAGGGTTTCCAGCCTTTTGCGATTTCCTCCCGCGCAACGTTTGCCAGCGCGTCGGCCGCCGTTGGGTCGGGGTAGCCTTCCGCGTTAAGCTTATTCATCAGGATCACCGTCGGTAATGGCAGGCGCCGGGATATACGGCTCATCCGACAACTGCGCCTGGTACCATTCGATTTGGCCCTTGAGGTACTCGTTCTCGGCAGCCAGAACATCAGCTTTGGTATCGGTCTCCAAAGCTGAGATCATGCCGAAAATAAGTAGGAACACAAGGAAATAGATGGAGGCAAACATTAAGATGTCAGGGAGTGCTTTGCCAACTGCTTTGAAGAACCTCTTCACCGGATGAGTTTTCACGTTTTCGTTTTCCATGTCTATATCTCCTCAAATTCAAGTCCCTGCTCGATAAGCGGGAGGTATCCGTGGGTTTTGAGCGTCTCGTATATGAACAGGCGCCCTTTCTGCGTCCAGTACGTATGGACTTTGCTATGCCGTTCGCCGTCCGAGCCGATGTAAGGATGGGTGCGGGTGCAGGTATAACCGTTCTCCGCGTGCTTCTGATACAGAAGCCAGATGTTGCCCTGCTTGAACTGGATGCCGAGGGTGTGTAGGTAGTCATTCATCCACTGGCCTGACTTGCCGTAATCCTTAGCAATGGTGGTGATGGCCACAGCGTCTTTACAGGCGAGGATGACGTCATAGTAACCTGCCTTCGGGCGCATCTCCGTGATCTGCTGGTTCTGGATGCTGACCATTTCGGTAAGGGCGGCATTCCGTGCTCGTTCCGCTTTGATCTCCTGCAGCGCCTGAATCAAAAGATCGGGATTGGCGAGCACCTCGTCCACGGCGTATAAACCGTGCTTGCGAATGGAGGGGAGCACCTCGTGGGTCACCCAGCGTTTGAACTTCTTGGCCTCGGGTTTGTCGGAGCGCAGGATAACGTTATAAAGCCCGCTCTCGCTGATGATGGTGGTTTCTTGATATCTGCCTAAGTTGTCGATGACCGGAATCTGATTCCGCTCATCCTCATCCAGCCGGTCAGAAACTTTGTGAGCGTCAGTCAACCCAAGTGCTGTACAGACATCCTTAAGCACCCACCACGGCTCACCGTCACGCTGTACGGTTCGGACATCGTTGCCCTCATAGTTGAATACTGCGATTTCGTTCATATCGAACCTCCTGAAAAGAATGGATTTGGAGCGGATGACCGGCTCCTGTCCATAAGCGAAAACCGGGAGAGATTCGAACCCCCTGTCTCAATCTTTTTTATAAAACTGGCATTCGAAGCCATCGGCGCGGAGCGTAAGGCCCTTTGCCCACGGTGGTGTGCGGCTCATCTGCTCACAGACCACCAGCAGTGACATGCGTGGATCGGCCTCGATTACGATTTCATCGTGTACATGCAGCACGATATCGCAGTGCCGAAAGGTCTGCATGGCATAGCAGAGGATATCGCGGCTGATCGCCTGCACGATGTTTTCAACGAATTTCGGGCCGTAGCTTTCAATGCGCTCCCATTTCTTCATAGCACCCACACCTTCATAGGTGACCGATTCGCTGCCGAAGCGGTTCTCTCCGATGCGGGGTTTCACGTAGGCCAGCCGCCTGCCGGACGGGAGTGTTATAAAGAGGAAGCCGCTACGGTATTCAAACTGGATGTCGTGTGTCTGCTCCGAGGTCTTCTCCCGCACGGCCTTCATAGCCGCCCGGTCGACGTCCCACCAAAGCCGGGTTATGTTAGGGTTGGCCGCTCGCCACGCCGTGACCAGCGGTTGGAGTTCATCTTCCGTTAAGCCCATGTCGAGGGCGCCCATCGCCTTGAGAGCACCGACCGAGCCGCCGTAGCCGAGGGCCAATTCTGCGATCTTGCCTTTCTGCCGGAGCGGGCTGCCCTTGGTGATCTCCTCTATGGGAACGCGGAACATCTGGCTGGCGCTGGCTTCATATATCTTTCCGTGGGTGGCGAATACCTTGTTGCGCCACGTCTCCCCGGCAAGCCAGGCAATGACGCGGGCCTCGATTGCGCTAAAGTCGGCCACGATGAACTTGCAGCCGGATTTTGGCACAAAGGCGGTTCGGATAAGCTCTGAGAGGACAGCCGGAGTGGAGTCGTATAGGGCGTCCAAGGTATCGAAGTCGCCGGATTTCACGATCCGCCGGGCCTGCGCAAGATCTGGCAGATGATTTTGCGGGAGATTCTGAACTTGAATCAGCCTGCCCGCGAACCGGCCGGTTCTGTTGGCGCCGTAAAACTGCAAAAGCCCTCTGGCTCGGCCATCCGAGCAGACCACGTCGGCCATAGCGGTGTATTTCTTCACGCTGCTCTTGGCGAGGTCTTGCCTCAGTGCCAGCACCTCTCCGAGGCTCTCCGGCGCTGTCTTTAGCAGTTCCTTCACCGCCGCTTTGCCCAGCGTGTCTGTCTCCAGCCCGTTATCGGCGAGCCAAGCCTTCATCTGGGCGACGGAGTTGGGGTTATCCAGGTCGGTGATCTCCCGCATGGCCTTCGTGAGCCCTGCTCGTGACCGCGTATCGCAGCGGATCGCCTGATCTACCAAGCCCATATCCAGCCGGACTCCACGGTCGTTGATCTCTTGATCCTGGGCGTAGTTCTTCCACTCGTCTTCCGGCACCGGGAACTTGGAGAGCCTCTCGGAAATCGCCATCTCGGTTTCCACGTCGCGGGCGTTGTACGTCTTATACCGCTCCCACTTCTCCGGGGCATGGCTGGGCAGGTTCCGCGTCCGGCCGCCGTTAGCCTTGGTAGGCTTACAGGGCGAGGAAAAATACCGGATCAATTCTTTGCCCTCAGACAGCTTCTGCACTGTCGCTTTTGCGACTTTTGCCGCGCCCTCCAGCGAGAGGGGCAAGCCCAGGTAGGCAGACCATACCATCGTGCAGCGCCACGATTCCGGGTTGAGGAACCTCGCCAATCCAAGATAATCGCTCGACCAGTGGTTGTCGGCAAAGGGATCAAGGCTCACGCCTTGCCGCTCTAGCCAGCGTGACAGGCAGACCCGCTCGAACTGAGCATTATGCGCCCACTTCAAAACGGTATCGTCCGTAAGGGCGTCGAAGATATCGGGCGGCAGCGCTTCGCTGGAAGCGAGGTCGATCACCCGAACCTCGCCTCCGTCCACGCTGTATCCGAAGAGCAGCACCTCGAAGTCCGGCGCTTCGGAATAGCGGTAGACCCCGGCTTTACCGAGGTCTGTCCCGCTGTATGTCTCGATGTCGATGAAGAGCGTCCTCATGACAGGAAGTCGTCGTCACCGTCGGTGGCGAAGTCGTCGGCTGCGTTGGAGCGGCTGCCCAGCGGTTCGCCGTCGCGCACCTTCTGGATGTTGCCGAGGCCGCAGGCGATGCCCTTGTTGCCGTTGGAGTTGAAGGCGTAGAAGTTGATGGACACCCGCGCATACACGCCGGAGTAGACTTCAGAGCGGTCGATGATGGTTTCCACCTGACGGTTGACTATCTGGGGCGCGGTGCTGGAATTAGCGTTGATGAAGTAGGTGTTGGCGTAGGCTTCGTCGTCCGGGCGGTCGATATCGCCGTCGCGCAGGGGCAGCTTCAGGGCGGCCTTGTTTGGCACCTTGCCGCCGAGTTTGACCTTGCCTTCTTCGATGGCAGCGTCCACGGCCGCGTTGATGGCCGCGATGGTCTTGGTATCGGACTTGGGGATGATCAGGCTGACGCTGAACTTCTCGGCGCCGCCGTTGATGGACTTCGGCTCCCACACGTTTGCATAGGACAAACGGACGATACCGGTGATGACCTTGGTGGGATTCTTGCCGGTGTTGGGGTTTACGCGGTTAGGGGTATTTGTCATGGTTTCATTCCTCCATAAAATCAATTTTGGCGTTGGATGTATTTATAGGCGGACGCTTATCCGAGAGCGGAACCAGCGTCGGCTTGCCAGGCGGCTTAATGACAAGACCGCCCAGGACTTCGGTAAATTTGGATTTGCCCAGGAGCTTCTCCATCTCGGTGATGGTGATGAGGCTTTGCTTGTAGATGTCGCGGTACCCGGCTGCCTTTGCCGCCTCCGCGACGGCTTCCTCGTCGGAATACTTGCGGTTAGAGCGGCCTTCGACCACCTTGAAGCCGGGCCATTGCTTACCATGGTTCACGGCGCCGTCGGTGGCGTAAGCCATGATCTCATTGGCCCAGTTGGTCAGGTCGCCGATGGCAGCCAGCACCTCGGAGATCTCTTCGTCAGAGAGCAGTGGCGGCAGGGCAAATTCGAATGCGGCCAGCTTCATCTTGGCTTCAGCCCGCGCCCGGCACTTGACCGCTGCCCGGCAGAACTGACAGTGCGCACCGGGGATATACTCACCACCGCCGCCATAGGCGAGGGCTGCTGTGGGCTTCAGGACTTCCTCCGCCCAATGGTACAGGGATTCCTTGAATACCGTGTGGGTGCTGACGTTCTCGCGCCGGGGCTGGAAGATGGTCATGGACACCGTGCTGGCGTCGTAGATGCCGTCGAACAATTCCAAGGCGCCGAGGGCGTACAATTTCATTTGCGGATTGTCCTCGGCTTCAACCAGAACGCCCTGCCCGTACTTGAAATCCACGATATGGAGCATTCCGTCCGCAATGAGCACAAAGTCACCGGTGCCGAAGCCGTCCTTCACATATTTGGAAAAGTCCAGCTTCTGCTCGATCAGGATCATGGGGTCGGCGCAGGTCTGCTTCGCCTGAGCAATCTGCTCCATTACGAAGGACACATAATCGTCCGTGTAGGAGTCCATCTCGTCGCAGTCGTATTTGGACACCGGCTTCTTGGAGCGCATCTTCAGAGCTTTGCGTAATTTGTGCTCCGCCAACGCGTGAGCGGCTGAACCCTCATCAGCTGCGGTGCCGGAGTTGTCGCCAAACTCCAGTTCCAACCGAGCCGACGGCGTGCAGGCCATCCAGCGGTGGGCGCCTGAAGCAGAGAGGATGGCATGAGCACTCATTTCAATGCCTCCGCTTCCGCCAGAAGGATCGAATACTCGCTGGGGTTGATTTGGGATAGCTTCGCGGCGCCGTGCTTCTCCAGCAGTCCGCGAACCTCGGCCGTGAAGCCATCCTGGGATTTTTCGGCCAACGTCGCGCGGACTTGCTCCAGCGTGACAGGCTTTGCCTCGGGCTTCGGTTCCGGCGCCGGAGTAGGCGTTTCCGGCTGCGCGGTTTCGGCAGGATCGTTGCCCGCCATGGCATCCGCCACAGTCTGCACGCTATCAGCCAATGACCGCAGGTCAGAGACTACGTCCAGAAGCAGCTTGATTTTGCTCATGCTCCGTACCTCCTTCCTTGATCTCCTTGATCTCCACCGTTTCGACCGAGTCGCCGGGCGTGATCACGATGACGCCGACCTTCTCGCCGAACAGCAGATTCAGGAGCCTGCTGCGGAATCTCCCCGAGCCACTTTTGAGCACGGGATCGCGGATACCGCCGGGTTTGGCCACGTTAATGGTAACTTTGTGCTTCAGGCCCATTTCTTCGTCTCCTTTCCGAGGGGTGTTTTCCTTCCCCTTGGCGATAAGCGAAAAGATGAGCCTATTCGAACCCCCCTTAGCGGAGGATATTTTTAAGTTTTTCGTGTATCTTTTTGAGGCGGTTACGGATCGCGGCCTCAGTCACGCATTCCTCGGCAGCGATGGAAGTATAGCTGCGGCGCTGTATGTAGACCTTCTCGAAAAGCTCGCGCTGCTGCGGTTGCAGGCTGTTCATTGCCTCGGTGAGTCGGAATAGCGTTTCCGAATAAGCCTCTTCTTCTTCCTGCGCGATAAGGACAGCCTCTGGGTTTGTCCGATTGTCGGCCAGACGTTTGTTGCGGTCGCCAGCTTCTTCGCCGTCGCCGTCGTGGTAGGCGTCCAGATGCTCGGTAACGCGGTAATCGTAACGGCGCTGCTCGTCCACCTCGGTATCATCCAGTGAGTGGAGAAGCTCGATGTCTGCCTCGGTGACGCCGTTCTCGCCGGGTGTTATGACGAATTTCGATCCGTCAGCGGTATAATAGATGTAGCCGGTGCGGGTTTTTTTACTGGTTTTGTTCTGCCTTGACATTTTTTATGGCTCCTTTCAAATTTTTGAAAAGAGCCTGACAAGCAGCTAAAAAGCAAAAAAAAGAGCCTGACGCATAGCTTTAAAGCTACTTGTCAGGCTCGTATGTCGCATTCGCATCGTGCTCTGTACTAAGAAGTGTTATGGTGTTTTATTTTGCGGAATGCAATTTCCGAACTGCATTTCCAGCATTTTATGAAGTAGTCAGGTGCCCATGTCAGTAGCGGAGGGTCGTGCCCCTTTGAATTGATAGCTTGGAGTTGCGTTTCAACGCCGACATACGCATCGATGATACGAGCATGGCATAATGGACACTCAACAGGTTTTTTTCTCATATGTAACCCCCAAACTGCTACTTTAGAGCTCGAGCAAATACTTTGTCGGCAATCCCTTGACAATGCCCACATATTGTGGTAACATAACCTTGTGTTCGAGATTTCCATATTTTACGGGTTCTCGAAGACCACGGGATTATATTACCACAAATAGTGGGCATATGTCAATAGCTTGACCATAATTAGTGGTCATTATTTCCAAGGAGGTGCGATATGGGTATCGCATTAGGGCAACACATAAAGACTTTAAGAAAAGAAAATAAGATGTCTGCCCTTAGTTTAAGTAAGGACGTAGGGATTTCAAAATCGTATTTGGACTATATTGAAAGTGGCGCACGTGAGCCGCAGGTTGATATTCTTGTAAAGATTGCTGCTGCATTAAAAACCCCCCTCGCAGCCCTGTTGGATATACAAAAAAAAGAGCAGCTCGAAGCTGCAATAAATAAATGGCGTGCCGAAAATGCAAATGTCACCGATGCTGATATAAGGGCAGTTGCTAGAACCGCTGATGGCGGTCTTTGCATTGACGTGCAGGCTCTGGCTATGGCGCAGGAAGCTTTCAGGGATTCGAACAATGCAGCAAAGTTGGCTCAGTTCATTGAAAATGAACATCTTCGTGCGATAGTAAAAGCGGGGGCTGAACTTACGAACGAGGACTTAGAAAAACTACGAAAGGTCATGGAATCCCTTTATCCGAATGAGTTCCAGAAATGAATCAGAAGCCGCACTCAGGGTTTTTTATGCGGCTCATAAGTTTCTGAATGAATTCGGGATTCACTGGCTCCCCGTGAATCCAACCGATATCATAACGTCGCGGCCAAACTGGAGGCTGAAATATGTGCACCAGCTTGCCTTTGAGCTTGGGAGGACTCCTGAGTACATATGCGACCATGTGATGCGGAGCAAAGACGGCTTGGCTATGTATGATGTCATGCACGACCAATATGACATCATCTTGAATGCCGGAGACGAGATACCCCAGACCAGACTGCTCTGGTCGTCGGTTCATGAGATAGGCCATATATACTTGGGCCATCTCAAGGAAAACAAGGTTAAAAGTATCACGGCTGAGAACCTTGACTTGGAATTATATAACCAGTTGGAGTTCGAGGCGGATATATTCGCCGGAGAGGTGCTGGCATCGAAGTGGATCATGCGGCACCTGGATATAGTAGACGAGCGTGACATCGCGCTGATTTGCGGCATATCCGACGACGCGGCACTCAGCCGGTATAAAAAGGCAACAGAGGATTATACGTTTGAACCCGCAAATGCAGTGTTTACGCTCCATAATTTCGCGGATTACATTAAGGAAGTGACGGTGTGCCGGGCAAGAGAGGATTTTGAGCTTGGCAGGTTTGTAAGTCAAAACCCGGTTCAGCCGAAGCTGTTAAAGCCCCAGCCTCCGTTCCTGCGTAAACCGGGGACATGCCCTTACTGCGGTAACACGCACGGCATTACGGCACAGGCGAATTTCTGCATAGCCTGCGGGAGCACATTAAAAAAGGGGTTAGAAGCAGCAAAAGAACCGTGCGACCATATTAACGATAAAGACGCAGCTTTTTGTGAGCTTTGTGGCTTCAGCGTTTACCGCTCAAGGCAGGGTTTTTGCTTTGAGGACTGGCAAGTTTAA